GTCCTGTTCAGATGACTGTGCCCCAACGGGAATACTGACAGCAATGTCAATAATAATATCTCCCACGGGATCGGTACCATCTGTGGCTGCTCGCGTCAGCTTTATACGCGAGCGTCCCTTTCCAGCATAATCTGCCGTTGGCTTCGCCGCAGTGCGGCTCAGGTCGACAAAATCATTACTGGACAGGGTATGCCCAGGGCCATGATATCGCATGATATCTGATGTGCGTGGCACGTCGTTGACGTACGTTTTCGCATCAAGTGTTAGGCTCATAAGAGCTCCTTAGTTATGTATCAGTTAATGGACAATCATTTACGGGACAGTAGTTGCCCTATCAATGAAACCAGGTCAGTAACCCAGGCAACATCGAGTTCCCCGCTATAATTTTCAAGCGGATGAGGTCTCAATGCGAGCCCGAGCCCGACACCAGGTGTCCGGGTTTTGGTTGTGGAGGTATAATTCTCCGTTATTGTTCCATCAGCCGTGATCGTCGGTACCGACCCATAAATCCCTACTGGTTGTGAAACCCAGCGGGACGTACGGGAGGTCGACGCCTCGACTGTGAACGTAGTCCATGAAGCTAAGTACTTAACACCCACTTGGGGTGAGAGCGCCTGAATGAAAGGACCAATATTCAGGAACCTGTCCACGACAAAGGACCAGGGAATTGCTTCCCATATGGCGGGTGCGACATCTCCCCTAGAAAACCCGTAAGGGTTCAGGGAAACATCGTACTCGTAGAGAATGCCGGCGCGAACCGAGCGGCGTGAGGTCGTTTCGATAGTCGATTCATAACGGCTATCAGATAACGGACCCGTGTCACTCGCGAATGCGTCGTCATTGGCGACCCCCCTAGCAGTAAAACGCTTCGGGCGGCCACCGTTCTCTTCCAATTCACGAACAGCATCGAAGAAACCAACAATGTCATAATACATAGGTCTCACTGCATAGCGCAGCGATAGCCAATTGTCCCTGATGTACTCGGTCACCTCTATAGCCCTCGTCTTGCGACTTAGGTTCTTTTGGTGGCGAGTTTTGTGCAAAAATCGCACGAAACCCTCGAGAGGGTTTCTCAGGAACGACATTGTCTCCCTTAACTCCGCCATAACGGTCGCACCTGCGAATGCAGGGGCCGCGACGTTGGAGCGGGCCATGGTTCCAGCCAAATCCTTCAAGTATCTACCATCTGTGTCATACAGATTAGGCATATGCTCAAGAGGAGGAAGGGCGTCAAACATGCCCTTCAAGCAGTCACCGGATGTCTCGTAACGATTCGAGCAATGCCGGTGCGCTTTTGGTAATGGTTCCGTAGGCCCCCAGGAAAAAGTAATGCCGTAAGGAGCGTAAGTTAACGACCGAGAAGCTGTAAATTTGCTCATCGGATTGTTAAAAATCTCCCCAGCGGCAGAACGCGAATGATAGTTCGGAATAACTACGTCAGAAATGCATGAATACGTACCTAAACCTGAGTACGTACCTGCACTCTCAGTGCTTGAAACCGTTGAGCATGAGTGGGTCGATTCATTATTGACCTTCTCTACTTTATGGTTAATCAGCGCTAAGTCTGATCGGTTATCCGTTTCTCGAAATCTCGCGTTCATTTGTATTACCTCGCTTCGGCTGGGTTGTACTTAGTTGTTGCTACTCACCAAAGTGGTAGCTATTGCGACAAAGCATTTCATTTATGCCTTGTCAAACGTCCCCCTTAAGAGGTGAAGAGGTGTGTCTCGTATAGATAACACCATCCATGACGATAACGTGGTTAAGGTTAACCACTAACTCGTTTAGGTCTTCGTTTCGAACTTCGCAACGGGCAATTGCCCAGCACGCAGTTCTAACGTCGTCTTCATTCTCCTCGGTCATACGACCCTCAGCAACTATTCGATTAACATGTTTTTGAGCGCTTTTGGCGATCGCAGCATGTTCATCTCTGTGTGCTCGAAGCCGTTGGACATTCGACTCGTTGGTTTGTGGCCAAATAAGGCCATATTCTCGTGAACCGTTTGTTTTAATAGGCATAAAGCACCTCAGTAAGTAGTTGTAAAGGAAAG